AGCGATTGTTCTCTCCATACTTTCCAGTTTGTTAAAAACAGCTTGTGCAAATTCAGTATAGTTCATAGGCGTTGACATTTTGTTTACCTTTCATAATTGAATTGGGTGCGGCTATTACACCGCACCCTTCATCATCAGAATGTTACTTTGTCACCTTGTAGGTCATCATCTACTTGCTCACCATAGTCGGCCTGAGTAACACCACCTTCCAGGAAATGTTCTTGCATCGTCTCAGCCTGATTGAATATTTTTTCACCATTTGGCAATGACTCAGTCTTTACATGGAACCCTTTGTCATCAGTATACTTGACGATGCGTGGAGACCACCATGTTCCTTTATTGTTAGTCATACGATCCAAAGTCATTTTGTATATGTAGTAATAGTATGGCGGAGTAATGATTTGCCCATTGCTCATTTTTGTTCTGGTTTGCGACATCATAGTAGCCAACTGACTTGCTACTCTGTTACCTGTTCCTTTCAGATTGAAGAAGCTAGGATCAATCTCGCCAGTATTGATGTTCACATCAAAGATCAAGAATGATCTTTGCTTATCTATTGTGTGTCCTTCTCTCGTTACTGGAACAAACTTGTCGCGTTCTGCTGGATCACAGAGTTGTTTCCAACCCTCATCCATTCCCCATATCTTGACTAGACCGCCACCTGCTTCCCTAGGCACCCACTCAATCGTCTGACGTGTATGGCCAATAACGATAAACGCCATCCCCTCCTGGCCAGGAGTAAGCTTGCCTGAAGATGTATTGTAAAACATTCCGGCTTTTGCGCCGGCAACGTATTGATTCTCACCCTCTTGAACTTCAGGATTGAGTGGCTGTAAAATCTTCAGTCTAGGTATGACAAGTTCATTGCTCTCAAACTTTGTGTTCTTTTCTGCGAGTTTGATGAGTCTTTCTTCTGCTGGCGTCAAGATCGCAGGAAGGTTCTCACTTGCACTGTCTTGACGAATTACACGACGTGCCATTTTGTTACTCCTCATCCTTGTTGAACTGAGTTCTGAAGTAGTAGTATTGTAGTTCATGATAAGTTCTATTGGCAAGTTGAACAATATGTTTTGGAACCGTATGATCAAATTTTCTTATTTGTTCAATCATTTCTTCAAGATTTACCAAAAGAAGTTCTAGTCCTTCTGGTGTCTCGATGTAATCATCTCTTACCCATTCCAATTCTCTTTCGTCTATAACCCAATTAAATCTGGCTCCTATTTTATCATCAGGTCTTTTATCCCACCATTCATCATCCATTGTTACTCTCCTACTCAATGATTGTCTTAGTGCTGCGGTAGATTGAGAAGATGTCTTCTGGTATTACCATTCCTTCCTCTTCCATTTCACGACCCCACTTGTTGAGTGTTTGATAATGGATACTCTTTTTGAGTTCATATTCAATATCATTGAGAAACAACACTGATGTGATTTCTTCAATGTCCTCTTCTGATTTTGGCAATGGAATATCAAGATGTTTCTTGACCATACCACCATGGCCGTGACTAGTCAGCCACTCATCAACTCGGTCAATATTGTCTTTACTTGGACTGCTGATGACGAATACAGGCATCACTTTGACTTGTGTGCCATCATCCAAAGCAAATTGCTTCAGACTTATTTCGGCCATCAATGAAGGTAATTCGTCAGACGATATTATTTTGTGTTTGAGTTCTTGTTTTTCTAGTTCTGATTTGAGTCGTTTGATTTCCTTTTCAATATCTCTCATTTCTTCTGCTTTGTTTACTATTGCTGATATTCTGTCTGACATTTGTTATCCTTTCATTATTGTATGGTGATAAAAAGGAATGGAGAACCATTATTGGGGGAGGCTGATTCTCCATTCAAGGTATCAGATTATCACCAAGAGAAAGTCTAGCCGATTTTCGCGCCTAAGTAAAGAGGGTGATTTTTACTTGACCGTTGCTCGTTTCTCAGCATTCAATTTCATTTTGTCAAGCATTTCTTTTCTAGTCATTCTCGTTTTGTCTCTAACTCTTTTGTAGGATTTTATCGCATCTTTTTGCTGCCCTCTAAATTTATTGTGGTGGATACTTGGTTTTTCAAAAAGAGAAACATTAGGCATTTGTTATTCCTCCTCTACTATTTCAACATACACTCGTTTCTCAGCACCAAGTAATTTGTTGATCAATGGCTCCATTTCTGGTGGTGCTGCTTTACCAAGCATCTTCAATGCAACTGTCAATGATGTTACAATGAGAATGATCTCATCTTGCGTCAGTTGTTCCATTTGTTACTCCTGAGTTCTGAGCATATAGCCTGCTCGGTTAGACTTGAACATATTACGCATCTCTGGAGTGGCCTTCACTAGAGTGTCATTGATGAACGTCCTTTCGCCACTCTTATAGTTACGCCAATGTCCCATTCTGATATGCGTAACAGGACTAGCGTGATGACCACCTTGGTGATCTCTCCTGGCCTGCGAGCGCATCGCGATGGCAACATAGTCTACAGTCTTGACCTTTGTGTAAGGTGGTATTGGTAACTTACCGTTTTTGATACGTGCTCTATTCAATTTATCAGAAGCAGCAACTGTTTCTTTTGGGATACCTCTGGTATTGATCAATAACATTGCAGTCATAGCAGGCTCAATTATGTTGGCAGCAGCAGCAAGCATAGCAGCTTGTCTACCAGTATTGAGTCCTGTTTTAACTGCGTAATCATCCCAAAATTCCTGTGGGAAACGAAATTGAACTGGAGATACGTTACAAACATAGGCCGCTCCAGGGTTCCGTTCTATTCTGGCAAACAATATGCCTCTATCGCCTACACCTAATATTGGAACGTCTCTAACACTGAAAGGTTCCAATGCTGTGATTTCAAAGTCACAGGCAACAGCCTTTCCATCATGGAGTAAAGGATTGACCAAGTATATTGATGTGGAATTATTCCGGTCAAGCTCCAATTTATCAATCATGTCTTCATCCTTCCACGTATGATAGAATACCCATGGTGTCGAGAAAGGATGGCCAAGTGCACCCTCATAGTATAGGTCACTGGCTCTTGTGCTTTGTTTCTTGATGAATTCATTAGGCCAATCGCCGAAGTCAATAAACCTTCCGGCCGTTACTGCTTCAACAAGCATGTCGGATATAGTGTCCAATTCTCTTGTAGATGGCATTTGATATGGATTGGTTCCGACGCCTGAACTGATGTAACGTTTGAGAGCCAATTCACGGAACTGAGCAGGTGTAATATTGACGACCTTGATGCTGTCCATCTTTGCGTCAAAGACATCCCACTTTGTTTCTCTGTCCATTTGTTCCATTTCCTTTCTAGTTGTCCAATACTTGTTACAGTATTGGCGGAATAGGCGGCCAGAAGGATTGTTTCTCCTGGCGCCCATTCCGTCAAGACTGGAAGAAATCACCTTCAAGAAATTTGTGCAGCATAATTATTCTCACAGTCGCTTGAACCTTTTTAATATTGGCACGCTCTCGTGGCTTTAATGCTGCTAGTTCTGATTCTGACATTACTTGTAATTGTAGTTGATCGCCAAAGGTAAGTGCTGTAGCACAACCGATGCATACTGAAAAGTCACCAGGCTTCGGCAATGGTATAGGACCAGCCCTCAATACGCTCGCAGCATCTAGTTTGTGACCACAATTTGGACATTGCGTAACAGGCAGTTTTGGAATGCCATCAGGAAATCTATCACTCACCTTCAATCTCCCTTGTATAGTATGTGCCAATAGGCGGATCGAAAGCAGCAAACATTAGTGACTCGAAACCTTCAGGCGGCAGGAGTTTACACTCCCAAATCTTGCCGTTCTTGAATAGTCTTGCTGATTTCTCTTTGATGTAGATCAATCTTACTTCATCAATCTCATCCTTGCCTACAATCATACCCAGGGTATCATTGATGTAGGGCTCAGCTTTCTTCTTGTCAAATACATTGATGGTAATTGTTACCTTGTTGTCATCTCTCTGAGATGGATACGCAGATATTAATATACCGCTGTCGTAAGGTCTCATTTCATCTGGACCAAAGCCTGCCAGCCACAAGCATAGATAGCCGGAACAAGCTTTAGGACGATCAGGATATATTGAACATCTGTGATCAGGATTTGATCCGCCAGACAAATGTTTGCAAGTTTGCCCAGTATGCTTCCTGAGTTCTTCAATACCAAGCCAAACACAACAAGCATAACATGAACCGCACTTGCGATCCTCTACTGGCGTCAGTTGACGACTGAATTGAGAGGTGATTTCTATGTGTTGTTTTGCCATTGTTCCATTCCTTTCTAGAGCACATTCATAGGCGATCGTATAGATAGGCGTATATACGTTGTCATTCCCGTTAGGGAATAGCGTCGTATATACGATCGTATACGCCAACACTATACAATGTTGGCGGAATAGGCAGCCAGAAGAATGTTTCTCCTGGCGCCCATTCCGTCAAGATTGATTTATGTCACATTCAATTTGATCAGCAGCATCCCTAAGTAATTCTGGCAAATAAGATATTTGATCCCAGTTAGTTGCTGTAACGCTAAAGCCATTACCTTTGTATCCTTGGATAACAAGAAGCAATATTAGACTGGCCTCAGTTTGACCAAGTATAGCTGAGCATTCTTGATCATACTTACCTGGACCTGCTGGCATTGCGAGCCTCCGCATTAGTCAGTTCAATGATGGCAAGTATAGCATTGCTGAGTTGATTAACACTCTCAATTCTAGCTGCGCTATTACTTTTGTAGCCAACAATGTCTTGGAGGATACGCTCAGCCATTGCGTATGATCCTTTGTTGGCAAGTATTTCTCGCCAACTTGCTGTGGTGCGGACCATTGTTCCATTCCTTTCTAGTAACCACCCTTAATCGGGCAAAGCACGGCCAGGAGCGTAACAATTCTCCTGGCCGCAAATGTTACTCCTGAATAACAGCCTTGTTTACTCGTTGATTAATAGTTGCTATTTCATCAAAGTCTTTGCGCATGATTTCCCGCTTGAGTTCTTCCATAGATCGCTCAAGTTCTTTGATTCGTTTCTCTGCTCTTGTTAGCCTATTCTTGAGGGATGAAATTTCATCCTTTGTTGGAATAGGTCTGCTAGACATTGAGCCTCCATATCGCGCTGTAGGACAGATAGTTAAAGTTCAATTGTGTCGTTTCGTTACTGCCGACGCGACACAACACCACAATATCATGAGTGTGCTTTATTGTGGTGACTCTTGTGGTTCTGCCTCCAGACGATATGTTCTTGATCTCTACCACTCTCCATAATGTTCCGTGATAGATTCGGCCATAGTTGATTAGTTCAGTGCCGATGCTGATTTGTGATCGATGCAAGAACACAGAATCAGGTTCTTGCCACTTCTTTGAGTATTGTGGGCTGTCTTGGATCTTGATCACTGGCACTGTTCTACTCTCCTGAATAGCTCATCATGGTTCTTGACCACCCATTCGCATAGCTGCGTAAGAGTGCGAAAGGATGGCGATACTTCTGTGCGACCCTTTCTCAATACAAACGACTCCTGCCGTTCATAGTTGAGAGACATCTGCACAACACAACCATTTCCTTTGATGATCTGTTCAGCAGCATTCATCAATCCTTGTCGTCTATCTGACAATACAAGGATACCTGGCCTTCGCCATACCATTTTGTTTCCTTTCTAGGTTCAAGCACTTATCCTCTGCGTTTGTTCGGGCTTGGAACCGACTAGATACTAGCGCAAAACTCTCGCCAGTTCTAGGCCGCATTATTCTCCTGGCGCTCGCACGCCAGGAGTATGCTAGTGTATTATCAAGTAGGCAATCCAGAACATAAACCAAAAGACGATAGCATATGCCGCAGCTATACTGGCCACAGATATGATAGTCCATTTCATCTGTGCGTTCCTTGCCTCTCTTTCGCGTTACCGGAACGGCCTAGGACGATCGCCTAGGCCGTCTAGGATCGTAGGCTACCGCCCTAGCTAGAGCCGGGTTAAACGCGCCCTAGACCGTCCTAGAGGTGTTTCTAGACCGGCTCTAGACCGGCTCTAGACCGGCTCTAGATCGTTTAAACGATCCTAGAAACGGCCGACGCTATCGGGGAAACGGACAAGTTGCCACAGGTCTTCCAGAGAGATTGCCGGCGGCGCATAGTAGAAACCATCGCCAGATTCATCCTCTATTTCTTGACCCACCCAAACTCCATTTCCGTAAAGGAACTGGTCAAGTCTCAGCGCGAAAGCAAAGACTGTAGTTGGTGAGTTGCGCATACCGTCACCATCAACATAGAGAGCATTTTTGGTTACATGGTCAAAGTATGCTAGCTCAAGACCACCACCAATCAAAGTGCGAACGTCTCGTGTTGATAGGATGCGACGTGCTTCCACCTTGCGCTCTTTTGTATTGATGAGATACACAAGAGTTGATTCCATTGTTCCATCCTTTCTGTTTCCAACACTATACAATGTTGGCGGAATAGGCGACCAGAAGTATTCTCCTGGCGCCCATTCCGTCAAGATTGCGTTACATCAATGACAATGATATTTTAGCATGTCCACAAATATCATCAATCATTCTGTAACGATCTACATTGCTGTCAGGCCAACATTCTACTGTAATCTGGACTAGGATTGCTGAAACTATTACGCAAGCCTCACTAATGTTGGCACCGCCAACTCTCATCATATCTACAATAGTAGGAGCCAATTTTGTAATAACATTGTATAATTCTTCAGGCTCCATCACCAGCACCTCGTGTTAGTATACCCAAGAGAGTCAGTCTTGCTCAGACATGTCTGGCGCTCATGATTATCCTTGCGGACAGTCGTGTGAGTATAGCCAAGACTATCCTTGTGACTCTGGATCGTTGTTTCTCCAAAGGCAGCATAGACGTAGGCCGATGCCATGAGGAGAAACGATCCAACCATCATACTTGTAACGATGATGGTGAATCGTCTTTGGCGTTTATCCATTGTTCCATTCCTTTCTAGTAACCACTATGCTTTTGCTTCCTGGACTTGTGACCAGGCATCGGCGCATTAAGCCGGTATTGCTACCGGCCCACTCTGCTAGTCATTGTATACAGTCAAGACGATACAACCACAATCTTGTAGATACTTGGCGCTGTTGGGACCGGCCCACTGTAGTATAAATGGCAGGCTGTTGCCCAAATCAGTGAGCAACTTATTCGGCCATTTACCAGGCGGTATGCCTATCGCTGATGCTTCGGTTGCGAAATGGTGAATATAGTATTCAGTAGCAACATCTTTGTTGACGAATACAAACATCACACCCATCCACTAGCTTTGAGCAGCAACGCCAGGAGTAACCCACAGACTAGTGCTGCGGTCTTCATCATCTTGCCGCCACGCATGAACAGCTGTGACGGTAGAATACAAAGACCAATAAAGATGAACATGTAGTCCATCTTTTCAAGATGACCTGCTGATGTATAGTCTAGCACAGCTACCAATAGCCAAGTAGCTGTCCAGAATACTGATAACTTTGCCATTGTTCCATTCCTTTCTAAGCCCAGCAACCGCTGGCGGAATAGGCTGCCAAGATCGCTCCTGGCGCCCATTCCGTTAGCCTTGCTGTTTAATCCAATCCTTTCCTTGCTTCACCCAACGCTGGCCTAGGCCTGTGCCGTAGTGGCCGGTCTTGGCGATGCTGTATTTGGGCACGCAATCATCACAAGTAAAACGCCAGCCGCTCCAAGTCTTGATGTCGTTGAAGACATCGACGATCCTGGTCTCACAACCTTGGCATTTAGCAGGTGGCTTGCCGATCAACTTGACCGGCTGTGGCTTATACTTGACCATCACTTAACCTCCACAACAACCTTCTCAGCATTCTCAAAACGATTGGCCAACGATTCAACTTGCTTTAGCGTATCGTGAGACCAATCATTATTGTGCGAGAGACTCTGTTGCAGAACGTAGGAAATCATTGCCATTTCCCACTGCGTAAGTGTGATTTTTTCCATTGTTCCATTCCTTTCTAGATTTGACCTCTCTGTGTTTCTAATCCCGGCTTGAGACGGGCAATGGCCACATTAGTCTCTCCTGGCGCCCGATACTGCGCCAGGAGTAGAATGATCACGCCGCCAAACGCTTGGCGCTGTAATCAAGAGGCTTGGTGTTTTGAATCTGCGTTGCAGGCAGATCCAACATCAGGTTGTTGGCATAGGCAATCGCATCGGCCTGATTATCAAAGGCAGCACGAAGCGAAGCCTGACCAGCAATTGGGTTCTGGCGAACACCAATGTAGGTCTTGCCATTAGCCTGAACGATTGACCAAACATTAAACATGATATTGTATCCTTTCTAGGTGCAATTGTTGACCTCTCTGTGTTTCTCATCCTGGGCTTGAGACCAGGCAACGGTCACATTAGTCACTCCTGGCGCATCCCCTTACGCCAGGAGTAATTAGTCAGGCAGCAGCCGCCACATCAGCAACCTTCTTGGCGGCTGCCTTCTTGGTGGCCTTCTTGGCCTTCTTGGCGGGTGCCTTATCGTCGGCAGTTGCCGCGTAAGACAGCCACTGGAAATCCTCAGAAGCAAACGCGCTGGGACGCGAAGCATTGAGACCAATGCCCCGCTTGGCGTTCTGTTCGATCAGCCGCGTCTGATGCTCCTGAGCATCCTCTTTGGCCTCGTAAGTGCCCAGCCGCTTAATCGTGTGAGCCTCAGCACCGTGCTCACGGAATGAACGATGGATCGGCTGATCAAAGTTAGGATCACGCGCACCAGTCTTCAGAAGGCTCATGAAAGCCTTCTCACTGACCTTACGCACCGACACATACACCCAACCCGTAACAGTGCAGCGAACCGCATACACGAAGTAAGGATTGAACACTTCAACAGTCTTGGTAGCAGGCATAATTGCACCCTTTCTAGGTGTTGGCTCTGCGTTTGGATTTTCTGGGCTTGCCACCAGCCACCCTAGCGACATCGCTAGTGGTGGGCCGCATTAAACAGCGGGCCAAGATCGCTCCTGGCCCGCTGCCCCTAGAAAGGAACAACGGACATATCCTCTCAGTTCACCATTTTGCTGACGTATATGTAAACGTATATACGCAAGGTATTTGGCCTTGAGAGGATTAGACCTGATTCACTATATATACTAATCACACAGATTAATCAGTTCCCAGGGTATTCGGTTCCGGCTGGTGGATCAAACAAGTCATTACACCTCCACAAGCTGAAACTACCGCTCTGGGCTTTTCGTCTATGCTTTCGTAATATACCGTTTCAAAGAGTGCTGAAAGACCTGGTCAAAACGGCCTGAGCGCGACCCAAGTGGCGCGGTCTGAGCTAACGGGTAAATCCATTCAGCTTTCACCTACTATTCCCGTGCGAGCCAGCTTTGGTCGCTGACTCCCCTTACTGCTTCCCGTGCGACCCTGGCGGAAACGTTGCTAGGCGCGTTTCCTATGGGCGCTGAGGCTCTAGAGCCTAACCTGGTGCCCTATCCCTGGGGATGGCGTTCAGATGGCCCTAGGGGCGCTCTAGAAGTGCGCTAAGTGTGCGCGCTCTCCTGAGCTCCCGAGATGACCTGATTCTCACTATTCAAAGACCGATAGGCTCGGCGGTGTCTTCCCGCCGACGAAGGGTAGTCTAGCCGAACGGTGCCCCTAGGTCTACAACTCATTTTTGGGGCCAGTCTCGATTTTTAGACGGTTCCCTGGTTGAGCCAACTAGGACGGCCATGCCGGTCTAGGGATGCCCGACGGCCTGCCCCGTAGTGGGCCTAGGGATGTGCAGGAGGTGTGCCCGGCTACCGGGCAGGCCTACCCTAGTGCCCCATTTTTCGTTCGCGTTTGTTCTGTCAATGTTCCCGTTACGTTCTTGTCAATGATTTCATGAGGTTATGGGCTGAAAACGATTAACATTTGGTAATCTAGGTGGCCGTTTTGATTGCCTCGGTCTATCAGTCTGATAGACGTTATCATGGCTTCCACCGGTGCACGCCTAGATACAATATGGTTGTCTATAATAAGCTGGCTTATAGTCCCTGATCGGCCCTATTGGGTGGCTGGCTGCCGACGATTGATCTCATACTCCTGGCGCGCGGCCCATCCAATCATGGTATATACGATCTTATTGACTGACGTATCTATGGGCATATTATTCCCAGATCGAATCATGTCGCTAAAGTCACTAGACCGGCCGCACGATCCGGTCTAGGCTAGAGACGATGGATCTTCCCTATGCGTAATGATGTGGGGCCATCAACGTTCATTGACAATAAAAGAATGGAATCAGATATGTCACCACGTTCCAAACGTAACAGGAGACAAAACGTGAGTGGTCAAAATACACAAGTGCCATACGTGCCTGAAAATACGTTCCTCCCTCCTGGCGCTCCCAATGCGGATAACGCGCCAGGAGAACAGCCCGTTGTTGAGACTGAAGCTGGCAATGGGCAAGAGTCAGCAGCACAAACGGAAGTCAAAGACTATCCACCCGCCACAGTGAAGACTGCGGAGGAACTGGCTGCTGAACAAGAAGCAGAAGCCAAGACACGTGTGGCACGAGCATCGACGGCTACTGGCCCCAAGCGCCTGTCTGAGAGAGAGAAGCAGCAAATTGCTATATTGCTGAGTATCATCCCTGAGGATGTATCAGTAACAGAGCATGTTGTTTCGTTGGAGAGCATGCCAGAAATATTGGCACAATCTTTCTTCCAGACTGGCACAGACCGCAATATGGGACAGCGCGGTCTTGTCAAGATGGTCAGCGATGAAGAAACAAAGCAAATTGTAGGCGTTACGCTTACAGAAATTGCTATGCACTTGTATGGTCGTCAGACTAGCAAGGGTCCAGTCGTTTCTCAGTCGCACGCCACGACTCAGGCTGGCAAGCCAACCGCTGCTGGTGGACGCACAACCTCCAAGTATGTAGGTTTGCGTATGCGCGTTATGACTGAAGAGAACCCACGTCAGCAGGGGACACAAGGTTACTATTCTTGGCAACTATACAAGGATGGTATGACTTACCGTGAATACATGGAGACCAAGAACTACACTCCTGTCCAAACTGGGTCAGGCTCTAGCTTCAGGGGTCCAGGCCGAAACCATTTCGATTGGGACCTGATGCATGGCTTCATTTCTCTATACCACGAGAATGAAGAGGAACTGAACGAGGATGGCACTACCAATAGCAAATATTGGGCCATCAACAACGTGCGTAGTAACGGTCAATAAGTAGTTGCGCGCGCCAGGAGGATAGTGTTGTTCTCCTGGCGCTCCAACATGCGTGTAATATGGAGAGCAATAATGGCAATGAATACTGAACTAGTGTTGGCTTCAATAGAGACTGCTACAACATCCCTGAATGATGTTCGCTCAGCATTACAAGAAGTGGCCAACACCTTGAGCGTTGCTCATTCCGATATTGCAGATCATGATGAAGATGACGAGAGTGAAGAAGCCATAAGTGAGACTGAGGAGAAACAAGAGTTGGCCGATGCTCTTGAGCAGTGCGAGTTGGCCATCACTGATCTTGATACTTGTATAGATCATTTGAACAATATTGTATTGGTCTGACATTACGATCAGCGAATAGCGTATATACGGATATTAGTTTCGTTTCCTACGAAACTACGTATATACGTTACACATCCATGATACGTAACAAATGTGACTTCCAATTATTGACAATGCGTTGACCTTTTGGGGTCAGAATTAATCCTCCTGGCCCCAAATCCTTCCACTCCATTGCCACTTCGCGATAGAAATTGAAACGCCTCTTTGTTTCATGCCCAAATAGTCTGTCTAGGTTATTGTTACTGATTGGCTCATTATTTTCATGCATCCACTCAATGGTGCACAACACCCACAAGTATATTGCTCTATCAATTACTGTAACATTATTGCTCTGAGAGCGTAACATCTATGTGTGGTAGAAATTCAGCTATTTACTAGGCGCGCGAGGGGCGCTACTATTTCCGTTTCGTTACCTGACAAAAAGAACGCTGCCTGACAGCGCAATACTTGACGAGAGTATTGAGTTGCTATCAGGCAGCGGACATCATATCCTGTTGGGAGGAAACGCGATGTCGTCTAGTATATACGCCCCTAACGCGGGCGACGCTAGTAAAGATTTCGAGTGGCCAAGTAACAATCTAACAATAGCTTGTGCACTTGATGGCAAGAAACTCACCAAGTTTGTATATCCTACTGGTGAGCGGGCATACGACAATGCCTATTACTACAAATTCTTCAGTAGAGAAGTGGCTGATTTGCATGACCTATTGGGTTATGTCAAATTGTTACTTGGCAAACCAGATTGTTGTTTGATACGTGGTGTTGCCAAAGATGATTCTAGATCGCGACAAAGACGATTGTTCCATGGTGATGACGCCACTGTTATTGAGCAAGAACAAAATTGGTTCGCTCTAGATATTGATGGTTTTGGTGTTAGTAGTGGTGATTTGAAACGAGATGCTAAGGATGTTCTCCTGGCGCTCGACCTGCCCAATGTCGAAGCAATAGCAATTCCTAGTGCTGGATACTTGAGAAAGCCTGGTATTCGTATCAGGCTATTTTTGTGGAATCATGTAAAGGTGAATTGTATTTCTCTCAAGAAACATTTTGAGAAATACAAGAATGTAGTTGACCTAGCATTGTTTCATCCTATACAACCGATATACACTGCTAGACCTGTGTTTAGTGGCTGTGCTGATCCATGTGTTGGTAGATTGTGGACATGGATTACTGGTGCTAGGATGTATAGTGAAGTGCGCAAAGTTATCACTGATAATTATGGTCAAGAATACCATCCAACTACAGTAAAGGGAGCAATCGCTTCAAGAAACAAAGTCATTAGAGAAATGCAATATGTTGAAGATGGAGATAGACACAATTGGTTATACAAAAAAACTATTTGGATAGCGAAATATTGTATTGATGGATTACTTGATGAGGATGAAACAAAAGATGAATTGGCTGCTGCTGCATTTATGTGGTGGCGAGGTAATGCTAATAATGATAGAAAAACAATTAATGGTGCCTTCAAGGATGCTCTAGCTGCAATGCCAACAGGGGAAATGACTCATGGACAATTCTGAAATCGCTAGAGTAATATTCCAACTCAATGAACGTGAATCATATGATGCTAAATATGAATACTTGCTCGGCAATGAAGAGGTGTTAAATCATCTTGCTGAATTATACTTTTCAGATCAATTTGAATACGAAACTGTAAAGGGTCGAATATCTGATACGTTTCGAGGATTGAAACGAAAGGGAACAATTGATGACTTGATTGATAAATATGTTCATGGAAAGACACAAGAAAAGAGCAAAACGAGACTTGAAGAGTTTAGCGATGTTGATTTCTCGAAACTAGCATTGAGTAAGACTGGACCGTTACCTACACCAGACAATTACTATCAAATACTCCTGGCCGCGCGCCGTGTAAAAATGGTCTATGATCAAATGACTGCTTATCCTTACTTCACAGAAATGATGTGGGATACAAATGATCAACCATTACGATTGCCTAATGATATCAATCAATACTACAAATTCAATGACTTCATGTCTACTGATTTGAAGTGTGTATTAAATCGAAACGTATTTCCAGCTGAGGTTCATTTCTCTGAATTGAATGATGCTGTATGGAAAACAGCAAGACATAATACTGTTGATTTCTATAAGCATTGGATGCTAAATCATGAAGATGAATTTGATCCTAATGTAGATCATTTCTCAATTGATAATTGTTTTGCTATCAAATATCTTGGTGCGCCTAAAGAACAATGGAGTTGCACTTGGGCGCGTGTGCTTATTATGTCTGTCGTTCAACGTTGCTTGGATCCAGGTAGTCACCAACGTTACTATTTTGTTATTGAGGGAGAGCAGAACATCGGCAAGACTAGGTTCTGTCGAATGCTTGTTCCTGAACATTGGTATACAAGCGCATCGTTATCTTCACGAGATGATATAGTTGAGTTCTATAGGCAAACATACGACAAGGCTGTTGTAGAGTTTGCTGAGCTTGGCGGAACGGATCGAGCATCTATCAATTTGTTCAAGAGAGTTGTTACTGAAGTATACTCAACATTTAGACGAATGAGAGCCAACGATGTGTTGAGTTATCCAAAGAGAAATGTGATAATATTGACAACCAATGAGAATGTATACTTGAGAGACACTACTGGCGATACTCGTGCGATAATATTGAAATCGGAATTAGAACAAAATCAATTCATGAATTTGGAAGGCTTGGAGAAAGAGTTGCCTGGTATATTTGCCCAAGCTATCAAGATGTATAAGAGCGGAATGAGTTGCTTTCTCAATCGAGATGAATTTGGTATTCAGAAAGATCAAACTAATTCTCGTGACGTTACATTCTCTTCTGATGAATATGAATTGGTATGTGATTACTTCAAAGATACAAACAATTTGGATTGGTGTAAAAAGAATGGAGCATATCTTGACTTGATCTATACACACGCTATGGGAGAATGGGACATGATGAAGCCTGAGTTGATGAGAAAATCTAGAGCATTTGGTTCCGCTCTAGTAAAGTATGGTTTTAGTCGTCATGATAACAAAGCTAGATTGATTGATGGCAAGATACGCAAAGTATGGTTCTGGAAAGGAAATTGATATGTGGAGACCTGAACTATATACACGAATTGATGGAAAGTTTCGTTATACTGTAATAAAAGGTGATGATTGGACTGTAGCTGATTTAGACGCATATATTGGAATACGACATCCTGAGCTAATAAGACGTGGCTGCGCAAATCCGAACAATTCTCATTTCGTTCCATTTCATCAGAACAAATTGATCATGGCTGCTCACAATGACATAATATCACCATATTATATGGGTAATTATACTGATTTTTTGAAGACGAAACAATGGAGAAAATTGCGTGATTTTGTAATGGATCTTTGGGAGTATAGATGTATTGTGTGTAAGAAACGAAAAGCTATTGATGTTCATCATAGAACATATCAATTTGGTTGGTTACCAGAATTTGAAGCTACACCACCATATCCATTGTGGCCATTGTGTAGAGTTTGCCACATGATTGAACACATTGATGAGTTAGTTAGGTTCGCGAAATGATGTTTGTAAGTCGTTGTAAATACTAGAAAGAGATTGTTCCGATAACCGTATTAACTGAAAACCGAGTAACCTATTCCCAAAGAAAAAACCCCAGGATCGCTTTGTTTTCTCTAGTATCTAATAGACTCGAAAAATCGGTTATCGGTTATACGGTTATAGTAACAAAGGTATGAATAGCGGGCCAGGAGAATACCACTCATTACTTGGAAGGAATAACAATGCTTGAAAAGACGCTGTCCAAGAGCTTTGTAGACATTTTTAGAGAGTATCAGATTTGGACACCAAACAACCGCACTGCGGGATGGCCAGATAGAGGCATCCAAGTGGGCGGTAGAATAATATGGTTTGAACTCAAAATCGTTCCGATCAGATATGGATCAAAGACAATATTTGTAAACACTCTGGAAAAGGAACAAGCTGCCTGGTTGGCTAAATGGCAAAAGGCAGGCGGCTTTTGTTACTTGTTTCTTGGATTGCTTAACTATGAAAGTGAACTTGACAGCTATGCTATACTGCGTTGTGTTCAATGGCAACAATGGTTAGAGATACCACACAAATCTATATTGGTTGAGCAGTTATTGCTGCAAGCCAGCGATAACAATGTTGTGCTAGAATGGTTCAAAGATATGTTTCAGCCAAGCTTGCCCAAGAGAGTGAAAGCCCAAGTAACACATTCATAGACGATCGTATATACGTCGTTTCGTTTCCTACGAAACTATCTAGCTCGCGAAAAATTTACCGCTCAGAAACGATTTCACCCCTTTACTTATACGTTACATTTCTTATACAATACGTAATGCGACGGAGACGTATGCCTAGATTGTATACGCCATCATCTGTCGAATTATGGCATTGTAGAAGATGCTGGAAAGTATTTGACAAATATTCTAATGAAGAAACAAAACTTTGTTCTGCCTGTATAGCAGAAGACAACGTTGTTGATACTATGATGGGTTTGGTTGTTAAAGGATACCACTCAAGTGCCTGATGGTTTCAACCCTCATACTGAATTGGAGCGCATCTATACATTGCGTGAACTAATGGTCGCGTGCCGGCAGCGCGTGCCTGTTATACTTGCCCAAATGGATACTATGCTTGCTGATCCTGCTGTTCCCTACAGCGAACGATTGAAGTTGTATGACATGGTTCTCAATCGTGCATTTGGAAAGCCTCGTCAGACTGTGTATGTTGCTGAAGCGAACAATACTGAGGAGAAACGAGTTCAAGTCTATTTGCCTGACAACAATCGTGCAACTGTAGTGACCAAAGTAATAGATGCTTGATTACATAAGCCCGTCTGAATGGAGACTAGCGCCACAGCCTGGTCCTCAGGAGGATTTTCTAGCCACATCAGCAGACATCGCTATCTATGGTGGTGCTGCTGGTGGTGGCAAGACCTATGCTTTGTTACTTGAACCGTGCCGCCATTTGGATAATGCTGATTTCGGTGCTGTAATATTCAGACGTGAAGCGATACAAATTACGTCTGAGGGTGGATTGTTTGATACAAGCTTTCAGATATACATGCAGATTGATGGCCAACCTAAGCTCAATCCTCGCATGTGGACCTTCCCTAGTGAAGCCACAATAACATTCGGTCATCTCCACAATGAACACGACGTGCTTGATTGGCAAGGCTCGCAGATACCATATATTGGTTACGATGAACTAACACATTTCACTGAGAAGCAATTTTGGTATATGTTGTCTCGCAATCGTTCTATGTGTGGCGTTAGACCGTATATACGCGCGACGTGTAACCCGGACGCGGATAGTTGGGTTGCCGATTTGATTACTTGGTGGATTGACCAAGACACTGGTTATCCGATCAGAGAACGTTCCGGTGTAATAAGATGGTTTGTCCGTTTTGATGATAGAATGATATGGGCAAACACGCGCCAGGAGCTTGTTGATACCTTCCCTGGCGCTCTGCCTAAGTCATTCACCTTTATTCCGGCAACGTTAGAAGACAATGTTATTCTAACAAATCAAGATCCAGACTACAAAGCCAATCTTGGTATACTTGGTCGCGTTGAACGTGAGAGATTGTTATTTGGTAATTGGAAAATCAGACCCAGTGCTGGTTCTTACTTTCCACAAACAATGATCAACATTATTCAAGTAGTGCCAACAGATGTAAGAATGTGGGTGCGACGTTGGGACCTAGCAGCAACAGAGCCTAGCGAAGCAAATCAATCACCTAGTGCTACAGCCTCTATATTGATGGGCCGCAGGGAGAACGGCCGCATCGTTATTGCTGATGGTATAAATGTGCGGCGCAACGCCAGTGTAGTGCGGGATATACTGGCTGCTACAGCATCACAGGACAGGAGCAAATACAGGAATGTAACGACTGTAATACCACAAGACCCTGGTCAAGCAGGAAAGGATCAATCAGCAAGCCTCATATCGTTTCTGGCGGGATACAAAGTCAAGTCTGTGCGGGAGACTGGACCAAAAGCAACGAGAGCAGAACCATTATCTGCCCAATGGCAAGCAGGCAATGTTGACATAGTGGAGGGTCCGTGGGTCAATGATTACTTGAAAGAAATGGCTGTGTTTCCTGAAGGAGATCACGACGATTACATTGACGCCAGTAGCGGCGCTTTTCTTGAGTGTATATCTGGCGCTTCTGCTTATGAACGTTTCTTGGCGTTATCGTCATGAGTGTAACTAGACGGCAGGATGGTTACGCAAACCTAATGTCAGGATTGGGCATACCCAGTCTTGACAGAACAGCAGGAACATTCCAAACAAGTGGTTGGCTTGGACGCGGACTGTCGCGTTACTGGGCATCACGTTGGAATATCTATGAGTTGACCAATCTATACTTGACCAATGGCCTAGCTCAAAAGATAGTTGACAAACCTTCTGATGATGCTTTTCAGCGTGGTGTTGAAGTAGAGAACGATGAAGATGAAGTAATGGTTGGCGAGTATGATCGCTTGTCAGTCATGACTAGAATGGCTGATGCTGTAAGATGGGCGCGTCTATACGGTGGTGCCGCGCTTATACTAGTGGCACAAGACGGTGGTGACTTTACTGATCCACTCAATCTCGACAACCTAGATACTGTCAACGAGATTAGAGTGTATGACATCACCTGTATTAATGGCACTGAGAAATTCTATACAGACCAAAGCGATCCTGATACGTTCGGCAAACAAGAGTTTTATGTAGTTGTTCCGCCTCATAGTCAATCCTTTGAGATACACGAAACGAGATTGATACCTGTTGCTGGTGAACCGCTGCCTCCCAATATCGCGCGCTATAATAGACTACAATGGGCCGGCCGTTCTGTATTGGAAGCATGTGCTAAGGACATTGGCCGATATGACAGAGCCTTGGACTGGTCTGAAAGGTTACTTGAGCGTAAGCAGCAAGCTGTCTATAATATGACTGGATTAGCTGATGCTTTTACTCATGGCACAGAAGGATTGGCTGTAAAGCGTATCAATATGATTGATCAAGTTAGGAGCAATCTTAACTCAATCATTGTTGATAAGGATGATACATACAACGTGCTGAGTCCTGGCATCGATGGAGTCCAGGCACTCATTCAAGAATACCAGACAGCACTAGCAGCCTCGACTGGCTTCCAAGAGAACATGCTATTTGGTAAATCAACGAAAGGATTGAATCAGACTAATGCTGGTGATCTAGAGTCACACTATGTAATGGTGGCTCACATACAACAAGTCATAGCCAAACCGCCACTAGAAAAGCTCACATCTATACTGTGGCTTCAGAAATCACTGGATGGTAAGATACCTGACGACTGGGAGATTACATTCAACTCGTTGTGGGTGCCTACTGCCAAAGAGGAAGCAGACAAAGAATTAGTTGAACAGCAAGCTGATAACTACAGAGAACAAACGTTGATGGCGCTGGTTACGAATCAAATCATAACGCCAGAAGAGGCTAGACAAGTTGTTGTAGAAGAAATGTATGCGGAATATGAATTTGATCCGACACTGCCTACCTTCCCTGAAGAGTTGAACTATAGTGCTAATGTAGATGTTACACAAATGGATGTTCCGACAAATACTACACAGGTGGCGCCAGGAGTAAATACTACCACACTACCTAACACACCAACACCTAGAAGGTAATGGCGAGAAAGCGCAAACGTATTGTGCCTATGAAATACCCCACCACAGTGGAGTATCAGTATAGACGCAACTTGCGTTGGCTGAATGATCAGATGAGAAAGGCAGTCAAACATTACTTGCATCCTATTGTTGAGAATGTTACGTCTGAAATCACTGACAAGTCTCATCCAGCAGGAGGACACATTAGGCAAGACGCGTGGCAAGACGATCTCAATACAGCAATGAAGAATATTGCTGATGATATGGTGAGTCCGACTAACGCAACGATCAAGCGTATGCTTCCTATTGCTCCGCAAGTAAATCAATACAATAAAGATGAATGGCGCAGACTGATACGTTCACAATATGGAGTCAACCCTACTGCTGAGGACCCAGAGGCATACAATGATCTAATGAAGCATTGGGCAAGTAACAATGCGAAGTTGATCAAAGACATACCTGATAAGACAATGCAGCAAATTCGCGACATGACTGTAGAGGCGCTGACATCTGGCAAGTCACAAGAGGATTTGTCTGATGATATAATGGATGTATTTGACAGCCGATTAGATGTTACTGATTCGAGATGTGATTTGATCGCTCGTGATCAAGTGGCTAAGTTGAATGGTCAACTTACACAAGAGCGGCAGACAGATATTGGCGTTGAGAGTTATGTCTGGCGCACTGTTGGTGATGAACGAGTTAGAGACACTCACGATGCTGTGGATGGGCAAACATTCTCCTGGGCTGATCCTCCAGCAGAGACAGACGGTAACCACCCAGGTGAAGACTATCAATGTAGATGTTGGGCAGAGCCTGTATTACCTGAAGCCATGGAGTTTGAGGCTACATTGATGGATATGGAAGAGGCAGCATAGTAATGCCAACAATGATTCTTACTGATGATGAATACTATTTGGTTATGAAGCATCGGCGCGCCAAACAATCAACTCGTGAAATTCCTTACAATCCAGCTTGGACGCATGGTGAAATTGGCGATGATGAAGCCGCATTAATGGAGGCTAATGGGTGGCGAATGAGGCCAGATGGTTCATTATTTAAGTCTGGGAGTTAGCGCCATGCCAACTAGATATGATGTAATTGAATTGAAAGCGGAAGTATCCAAAGAGGGATGGATACGTGATCGTCCAATCATTACGCGCGCAGGCATATTCGAGTATCGCACAGCTGATGGAAAGACAAAACGAGAATACAGACCTGACTCTGAAGTATTCGCGGACACGAGTCTTGCTAGTGCTGCTGGGATACCTGTTACTGATTCTCATCGTGGTTTGGTTAATAGCAAAAATGTTAGTGGTATTGTTGGCACCGTTACAAGTCCTGGTATTAAAAATGAACAGGATGTAATAGCTGATGTTATCATTCACAATCCATCTCGACTTGGCGACAAACGTGAATTGTCTCTTGGCTATGAATGTGAGATCGATGAGACGCCAGGAGAAATAGACGGCAAACGATATGATTGTATACAACGAAACATTCGTTATAACCACCTCGCTGTAGTCAAGAAAGGTAGAGCAGGCAATGCTAGACTGAGACTTGATTCTACAGATGCCGTCAATGGTTCCTTTGAATTGGAGAACAAAGATATGTCCGAAACGAAACTTGTTAATGTAAGGCTCGATGGCATTGACTATCAAGCCTCGCCTGAAGTCAATAATGCGCTGACAAAAGCCCAAGAGGCTATTGCTGCTCTACAGAAGCGGTTTGATGCTGTGGAGGCTGAGAGGGATACACTCAAAAGCACTGCTGCTAATTTTGACAAAGAACTCAGAACTGCTAGAGAAATTGGTCGTGCTGTTGTTAGAGTTAGGCTTGACCTAGAAGATGTTGCGCGGCAGCAGAAAGTCAAGTTTGATGACGACGATACTGATCAGAAAATCAAGATTGCTGTTCTGGGCAAGTTACGTCCAGAACTAAAGTTGGATGGTAAGTCTGAAGACTATATTGATTCTGCTTACGATCTGACTATGGAAGGTCAGAAGGACAAGGCCAAGAAGGTAACAAATCAATTGTCCAGATTTGACAGGGCCGCGCCAGGAGATAATACTGAGCCTATGGTTAGTGCTGCCTCTGTTGCTAGAGCAAAGATGATCGCTCGTTTGCGTGGCGAAAAGGTTGACGATAAGACTGCTGCCTAACATTACTTGAAAGGAATATGCAAATGAGTGGCACTCAAGAACATCCTGAGCGTCGTCAGTCTCAAGCTCAGCAGCATGCTGATGCCCGTGCAGCGCAGGCACAAGCAGCACACATGCCTGAAGATGCACATGCAGCGCAGCGGCCGCCTGGCCCCAATGGCGATCCAAATCAGCAGCCTCGTGCTGGTGAGCCGCCTGCTGGTGATCCGCCTGTAATTGAACAGCAAGTATACGGGCCATATAGCGCAACAACTTTCTTCTCTCCTGCTTTCCCAGGTATGAAGGCAACGGCAGAAGAGGACATTGTTGAGTCTTGGCCTGCTGGCGCTGTTTGTCCATTCGGCTCAGTGGTAACAAAAGGTGTTAGTGCTAACGGCACTGGCGCTCTCGTTGTCTCTCCTGGCGGTGCTGGCGCTGTTGCTGGTGTAGCAGTCCATGAACATACAGTCGCTATATTTGGTGCATACCAGATTAGCATGGCTGTATCTGTAATGACTCGTGGCCGCATCTGGTGTCAGGTAGACGGCGCTGGTGCTGGTATTGGCGAAGGTGTTCAAGTTAACTTCAATCCAGCAAATGGATTTGTTCTTGCTGCTGCTGGCACTGCTCTTCCTCATGCTGCGTTTCGTGGTGTAATGCAGGGGTTCTATGATTACACTACTGGCGTAACAACCAATATTGCTGAGGTTGAACTACACTATCCGATGATTTGACCAATAGCGCATAGGGGAATACAGCAATGCCTTTTGATACTCATGAGAAATATGACGAAGCCGATTTGGCTCCAGTCATGGAATTTGTTGATCGAAACTTTCGTGAAGATGCTGTTACTGGCACGGCAGCTGGCCTGTGGTTGGCTCGTCAGCTTGACTATGTCAAATCGCAAACATACGATCGTTTGCGTCCAGGAATAAACGCTGATCGACTGGTGCCTGATGACACTAGTGTTCCAGAGTGGGTCGAAACGATTACCATTCGTATGTTTGATATGGTTGGCATGGCTAAGGTTATTGCCAACTATGCTGATGATCTCCCGCGCGCTGACATCTTGGGTAATGCCAAGTCTGTTGGTGTAAGAACTATTGGTGATAGTTATGGCTACAATGTAAACGAGTTGCGGGCCAGTAGAGCCACTGGTGTTGGTCTTGATACTCGAAAGGCTGATGCGGCTAGGCGCGCAATGGATCTCAAGATCGCCAGCATCAAGCTCAAGGGTGATATTGACTTCGGACTGTATGGATTGTTTACTCATCCTAACATTCCGCAGTTTGTATTCCCCAATCCTGGTGATTGGTCTACTCTGACTGGCGACCAAATCTATGCCAACATGGTCGCACAAATGGCGGCTTATCTACAGCAGAACCTAGGCGTTCATGTAGCCAATTACTATGAATTGGCGACGAAGGCTTATGTGGCTGCTAGTTCCAAATTTGTTACTGGTCCGGCTGGCCTTCCTGTTACTGCGCTCTCTATGTTCCTTCAGAATTTCCCAGGTGTTACTGTTGAACATATTTGGGAATGCACTGGCGCAGGAACGGGCGCACAGGCAGGTAAGGATGTTGCTTTACTCTATGAGCGTGACATTATGAACCTTGCTCATGAGTTTGTTATGCCGTTCTCTCAGTTGCCGCCTGATGCTCGCAATCTTGAGATTGTGATAGATTGTATGACTAGGTCTGCCGGTGTTACTGTGTATTATCCTCTTGCTCTGCTGATGGGTGCTACCACCTAATGGCTACAGTAGTCAACAACAGCGAAAGGGCAATCACAATCATTGATGTGATGCTTACTCCTGGCGTGCCAACAGAAGTGAAAGATGAATACTTGGACAATCCAGTCGTTCAAGTATTGATGGAATACAAGACTGAACATAACGTGCCCATATTGACTATTGCTGATGCGCAAATTGCGGGCCAGGAGAAACTAATTTAGTGTCTGGGACAAGAACATCTCCGACAGAGCCTGAGCATTGGACAAATGTTCAGGTTATTCTACAATTGTTCTATCCCCAGTTCTTTGACGAGTCAAGTCCACAATACGTGGACCCTGTTATACTTATGCAATTGGCCACACTGGCTGAAGAGGCTAGGCCGTGGTGTCTACCTTCTGGCGATCAAGATTTTGCTCAAGCAGCCTTTACTGCTTATCTTGTTTCGCTGCGCAATGAAACTTCATCTGGCTCTTCTCAGCAGCCTGTTGCTGGACCTATCACATCTGAGAAGGAAGGTGATATAGCAGTAACATATGCCACTAGTCAAACCAGCAATACATCAGGTATGTCGAAACGACCGCCATCTGATGCTTGGGATACATGGAACCGATTTTACATACGTTGTGGTGCTGGTGCTATATTGACTCGTTTCGGTGACCCTTGTAAGTCTGCTGGCGCTCTGACAGCCTACATTAATCCATTGGCTATGAATGTTTGGTATCCGATATGGTAGAAGTCATCGACAAGGATATGGGATGGAGACAAATCGAAATAAACATCAAGCAATTTCAAGGACGCCAAATCAAAATCGGTCTCATGGGAAACGAAACTGTTGAGGGGGTGTCTGTTGTTGACTATGCTGTGTATAATGAATTTGGAACTAGCAGAATACCTAGCCGACCATTCATGGCTACTACAGCTGATAGATATAGGGAACAAACACTTATTGTAGCACAGAACATAGTTGGTCAAGTAATTGATCTCAAGTATAGCGTCAACACAGCGTTGGCTAGACTGGGAGCGTGGTATCAAGCACAAGTTCAAAAAACAATTCGTGATGCGAAAGAATGGGCTGTGCCTAATGCTCCAGGAACAATAAGGCAGAAAGGTTCTAGCTCTCCACTCATTGATACTGGACGTATGATTGGTGCTGTCCGGTATGAAGTAAAATGACAACATCATTTCGCAAACAATATAATGTAATCAAAAGGAATATGGGAACATGGGTGGAGGGTGTCTACGTTCTTGATGATGACTTGGGAAATGTAATAAGCGTGATGGCAACTATACAGATGCCATCCCCCAGAGACAATGCGCTAATAGAAGCCAATCCATATGGCCGTCGTGCAGGCCGTCATATCAAAATCTATACAGACACTCGACTACAACCTGTAAGTCAATCAATCAATTCAGGTGAGCTATCCTATCCAGGTGATCTAATTGAATATGATAATAGAACATATCTGATATTTGGTGAAGGAGACTTTACATCATTAGGCCGCGCCATAGGTAGTCGCATAGCTCACTATCGTTACTATGCTTGCGAAATGATAGAAGGCTATGCGCTTGAAGGCGCGCCATGATTACTTCATTGTGGGAATTGATCAACTATAGTCTGGCAAGTCTCAATGTCCAAATCATATGGTCCTATCAGAACGCTGCTCGCATTGCTAAGCCTTATTGCGTTGTTGACTATACCACTGTAATAATGCCTGGTCATGAATACTATGGACCGCCTGATGACACTGGTATGGCCGTCAATTCTGGTTGGCGACGCGCGACTGCTGAGATTCAATTCTATTGTGCTCAGGACTCCTACGCTCTTGCAAGTAAAGCCGCAGCGTTACTAGCTACATCAGCTAGTCTAGATAAGCAATGGGAGCTAGATGTTTCTATTGGGCAACGACTTATGCTACAAAGGTTGCCTGCATTACTGAATGAATCTCAATTCGAGGACAGAGCAATCTATCAATTTGAATTCTTCTATACAGAGAATACACCTGATGATGTTGGCTTGATTCAGAAGGTCATTATTGATGGAACCTATACAGGTAGCATAACGGATGTAACCTGTCACGAAGAAATAGAAGCGCCTGAATATGTTCCGCCTCCTTGAACAAAATGGAGATGCCTGATGGCAAATATTGATCGTATCGTCAACGTTTCTATATCTCTACAAACAGCAGGGATTACTGGTGTTTCGTTCTCTGATCTATTGCTGTATGGCCAGTTTACATCTCCAAATATGGTGGAGATTATTACTGATCCTGATCAGCTGTTAGATTTTGGAGTTGTTGTTACTGATCCGCTCTATCTAGCAGCATCTGTAGCATTTTCAGAGATACCTCACATCAATCAAGTATACATCGGCAGAAATACTAACATTGCTGATCCTACTGATGATCTTATCGCTATTGCTGATGAGAATAATGATTGGTATGGTATCGTTGATGTTACTCATGATCCAACTAAGATTATTCAGATTGCTGATTGGGTCGAGGCTCACGAGAAACTTCAGTTGACTGCACTTGATGATTGGAGTGCAGGCTCTGTCGCTACTGATCTACAGACAGGCAATTATTTTAGAACCGCATGGTGGGCAGTAGCTGATGCTGCTACTGATTTCCCAGATGTGGCTATAGCATCCAAGAGCTTCACCAAATATCCTGGCCAGGAGACTTGGGCTAATCAAAGACTACAAGCTGTTGATTACTTAAAGATGAGTGAGACTGCAGCACAGGCAGTATTTACTCTCAATGGTAATACATTTGAGCCATTCCGTAACATCTCCATTACACAAAATGGAAAGGTTGCTGGCGGAGAATGGATCGATGTCATTCGGTTCAGAGACTGGCTTTGTGAGACTATTAAGGTCAATATATTCCAACAGATGGTTGATAATCGCATCCCTTATACTGATCCTGGGATTGCTGTGGTTCGCTCTCGCCTTATTCAATCTTTGGACCAAGGTGTAACTCGTGGTGGTATTGCACCTCCTGAAGTTGATCCAGTTACTAACAAAATGATTCCTAGCTTTGTCGTAACTGTTCCTCTGGCAGCAACCATTTCGGCAAATCAGAAAGCAACGCGAGTGTTACAGGATGTAACGTTCACTGCTAGAATTGCTGGAGCAATTCATGTAGTCCAAATACAGGGCACGCTGACTTACGAAAATCTGCCTGTTGCGAGCCCAACTGTATCAACCTTTACTGCTGGCCGGTCTGGGCAAGCAGCGGCATTGGGAGCATAAAAGATGGCTGGACTGCATACATATAATGCGTCTCGTGTTCTTGTTATTGTTAATGGCTTTCCTATTAGCGGGTTTGCTGATGGGACCTTTGTTAATATTACTATGATCAACGACGGTATCACCACACAGGTCGGCGCTGATGGTGAGATCGCTCGTGCTGTTAATTCAGATCGCAGATGCACAGTAACAATTACTCTACAGCAGACATCTGAGGCTAACCTCTTTCTGTCCGGTATGTTTGATGCTGATATGCTGACTTGTGGTGGTCTTGCTGGTCCTATTCTAGTTCAAGATTTGTGCGGCGAAACAATCTTTGCTGCATCTAATGCTTGGGTTGTTAAGCCTGCTGATGTTGAATTCTCGAAAGAGATTACCACGAGAGCTTGGCAAATACAAACAGTGCCTCCATCCATATACAATGTAGCTGGTAATCCTGCATCGTAACATTTTGAGATGGAGTATTCATGCCGCCGTCTCGTCATGAATTTGAACTAGATAATGGGACTAAATTCTACATCAGACGCTTTGATGTATTCTTGTCTATGAAGATACTGGGAGACATACAAAAAAAGTTTCTGGCTCCGATCGCTCAATTCGTGGAGGCTAATGACCGCAGCTTACCCCAAGAGGTAAGAGACAAGAATATGACTGAAGCTATTGACAAAATATCACGCAACTTGGATGGTGACTCTCTAATTGAGCTGACTAGAAAGGTGCTCAATCCTGAGTTCATTTCTGTTGTTATTGAAGGAGAACCAGCTGCTAAACTCGAAGAGCATTTGTTGAATAGAGCAACAGATGGTTCGATATTCGATGTTGTAGCATTGATCTTTGAAGTATTGAAGGTCAATTATGAAGAGCTTTTTACGCGAGGCAGAACCCTTATTGGGAAGGCCCAACTGGCGTCAGAGGCGATCCACTAGGTGTTCTGCGTGAAGATTTTGTTGAAGAAATGTTTATTTGGCGCCCAATAATGGAGGGTATAGTATCGCTGGCAGATGTGAAGAGTGGAGTTGTCGACATCATTGATTTGCTAAAGCTCAATGCCTTGCTTGACTTGAAGAGTGCAGTTGAACACAGAGAGATGCAGCGCGTCAGGAGTAATCCCTAATTGGCTGTTGTTAGAGAACTCACTACTGTCCTAGACTTCAAGGCAGATATGTCTGGGCTACAGGCATATGAGAAGGGCGTTGAGCATATTAAAGGCCTGGTATTAGAAGCAGGCAAAATGTTTGGGCTCTATTTTGCTATTGACAAAATAGGAGAGTATGTCAAAGAAGTAGTCAATGCCGGCAAAGAAATGATGCGGCTTAATATTCAAATTGCGCAAGTAGCAAGAAGCACAGATGATGTTCAAGTAATAACAGACACTCTATTTAACACAGCACAGAAACTCGGTGTCGAGTATAATGAGATCGCCAGCACATTCAGAGAGTTTCTGAATGACAGTCATGATTCAAAAGTTAGTCAAGAAGAACTGCTCACAGCAACGGAGAATGTATACAAGTCTCTGAGGGTTGGTCGTGCATCCGCTGAGGAAATGCACGAAGCCTTGAATGCTATGCAACGCGGTATGCGTCTTGGTCGTTTCGGTCCAAGACAGATTGGTGTATTGCTAGATATACCAGGCATATCTCGTGAGTTAGTTCAGGCTTCTGGCCTCTCGCGCGAAGCATTAATGGAGCTAGGTAAGTCAGGAAAGATAACTGGCGAAACTATTATTGATTGGCTAGTAAAGCCCAATGCTCAGCTTAATGCTGAGTTTGATAAAATGCCAGTCAAAATTAGTGTTGTATTTGTTAGAATAAAGAATCAATTAGCTGCTGCTGCTGCTGAACTATGGAAAGCTAGTGGAGGCTTCTCAGCACTAGGCAAAATCATATGGTTTGTATTTAGCACAGCATCTACTTGGATTAAGAATTTGATCACCCTATTGGGTGGTCTCAAACAAGCTATTGAATTAGTCAGTATCGCTATTGGCGTTGTTCTTGGGCCGTTACTTGTTCGTCAAATTTATCTAACTGCTAGACTTGCTATTGTTAGTTGGGCAGCATGGCTACCTTGGATTGCTATAGCTGCCGCTGTTGCTGCTGTTGCTGTTGCTATACAAGACTTGTGGTATTGGTTCCAAGGCAAACCATCTCTAATTGGAACGTGGGCCGGTCCATTTGAGGACATGAAGAAAGCCTTCATGGAGAACCCTATTGTTAAAGCAATATCAGAAATAACAACCTCTCTCGACTCAACACAAAAGATCATACTTGCTATTACTGCTGGATTTGTTGCTTGGAATGCAATCAGTTTTGCTAAGCTGCTATGGAATTTGGCTGGAATAGCAGCTGCTGCAATTAGCACTAAATCAGCAATTGAGGGTGGAGGCAAACCTGGAGCGGCTGGAGCGCCAGGAGAAAGTAAACCTGGTGGTAGTAAAATTGGCGGATTGCTTATGTGGTTTGCTAGACTAGCACCACTATTGTTTGCTGGTCCTGCTGGTCAAGTAAGTGGAGACTCAGTTCCGCAAGACAAACAAATAGAAGATGCTGAAAAGAAACGACGTGAATGGGATGCTGCTCATCCTGGGCAAACTCCATCTCTTACTGGAGGATTGTGGGACAGCATTGTTAAATTCTTTCAGCAAGGAGCAATGATACCACGAGATGACCAAGGTAATCCAATAAGTGCTCCTGCTCCTGGCGCGCAAGTGATGCCTTGGGATAAACCTGGCGCTGCTGGACCATCTACAAATAATGTCAATACTCAATTGACACAAAACAATACTATCACCGTAACAGGAGATACAGACGGCAATACACTAGCAAGTAAGATTATGGATGGGTTGAGTAAGGTTGGCAATCAATTCTTGGGATCAGTGTCAAGAGAAATACAGAACGCTATACCGCGATCTGAGAAGGCTACACAATGAGCGGTAGCATCGGTAATCCTTTCTCGTTGTTCTATCAAACTAAACAAAGTCAACTTGGCTATCTCTATCTTGATGTGATGGTCACAGAAAATCTTGTGTTGCCTTCTGAGGTAACAAAGTATCCAATTGAGGATGGTAATGAAGATGTAACAGATCATATTACTCAGAACAATGAAGAACTAACAATCACAGGAGCAATATCTGCTAGCAAAAGTTTCGGTTTGATATTGAGTGGATTCACTGGATCAGGTAATCCATTTGATAGTCTAATGACAACATCCACCAAATTGATTAATGCTATTGATCAATTGCGGACAATGCATAAGGCTCGTCAGCCAATTACTGTGTATACAGGACTTGGCAAATATGAAGACATGGCCTTTACTAATCTGTCCATCAATAGACAAGCAGGCAATGTAGGCGGCAATTGGTTAGACATAAATGCTAGTCTGCGCAAGATCAAGAAGGTAGCACTAAAGGAATCACAACTACCGCCAGACAAAGCAGCAGATGATGGTAAAGGTAAAACAGGACAAACTGAAAGACGTTCTGGCAAGAGTGGAGATAGTTCACAAGAACCACAAGAAAGCCTAGCATTGAGAGGTGCAAAAGCATCTGATGCTAAATTTGGAACTCATCTTGTAGGTCCACACTAATGATTACATTGGAAGTGCAAGATTGGAATAGCCAGGCAATAGAAGCAACGTTGGATGACATTCTATTTTACATTGTGCTCGATTGGAATGATTCAGGTCAATACTGGACCATGGCCATCCGCAATTCCGCTTATAGTTCTATTGTCGATGGCATATCGTTGGTTCCAAACTATCCCTTGACGTATCAATTCAGATACGCAGAAATGCCACCAGGAGAACTCTGGGCCTTATGCGCTAATGATGTAAGTGGACCAATACCAAGAGATGGCTTTACATCAGGAGTATTTCAATTATGTTATCAATTTGAACAAGAAATAATTGATGCTGGAATGATAGAGACATACGGGAGAACAGCACCAAGTGTTGTTTGATAGAGTATATCGTTTGTTGGTAGGAACGAAGGGTCAAGACAAGGGTCTTGAGATTACAGACTTGCACATTTCGTTTGACATACAAAAGACAATCAAAAAGAACCCAAACACAAGCACAATCAAAGTATGGAACTTGAAGAAGGATACAAGAGCCCAACTTGAGAAGCCTGATACCAGAATTGTTTTGTATGCAGGATATGCAGAAGATGCTGGACCATTAATGCTGTTCAAAGGAAATGTAACGTATGCTTGGTCCAAATTTGATAAGGCAGATATCATTACTGAATTTGAACTTGGCGATGGCACACAAGAGATGCGTGATACAACTATATCAGTTGGCTATTCGACCAACATTAAGTCAACAAGCGTGCTCAAGGATGTATCCAAACAGATGGGGTTGCCGCTGACTTTGCCGAGTAATGCTCCAGAAAGAGTATGGAAGAATGGCTTGTCTTATCACGGACCTGCTTCTGGCCTGCTTGATAAAGTAACACAAGGCACAGGATTAGAATGGTCTGTTCAGAATGGTAATCTACAAGTCATACAGCAAGGAATGGTAACAACTCGACAAGGTATTGAACTTGCTCTCGACTCAGGATTAATCTATAGTCCAGAACGAATACGCAAAGCAAGACACTCTGCTGGTGGTGGATCAGTATTGACAGGAGTAACATCAACAAAGGCTAAGAAAGCAAAAGCCAAAAAGGAATATGAAGGCTGGCAAGTAAAGTCACTGTTGATGCCTATGATTAATCCTGGTGATCGAATCAAATTGACTAGTCGTTTTGTAGATGGAGTGTTCAGAGTTCATGAGATTAAGCACACTGGTGATAGTCATGAGGGAGATTGGATATCAGAAATGAAGGTTGTCGATCCAGCCGCTCCTATTGCTGGTGACTCCAAAACAAAGGGTGGTATTCCATCACGCAGCGGCGCGCCAGAAGATGACTTGGAAGCATCTGACCTTATGGCAGTAAACTAATGTATGAAGAATTAGTTGACGCAATCAATCAATCTATTGAGCAAAGGCTTGCTCAAGTCAATACAAATTTGCCTGCTACTATTGTGTCATATGATGCTGCTCGAAATAGAGCGGTTGTGAAGGTATCTATCCCCAAGAGGCTACCCGATGATACGCCGTTAGACGGACCACAAATAGTTGAAGTGCCAATACTGTGGCCTGCTTCTAATGGCGGCAAGAATTCATTCACCATGCCTCTACAGCCTGGTGATGGAATAATGCTAGCTGTTCAGCAACGCTCAATAGAGAATTGGTTAGACGGCAATCTAGCATTTCCAGATGACCCTCGTCAATTCGATCTTTCGGACAGCATCGGTATAGCCGGATGCTCCTATAAGGGGACGGTCGCCGATCCTAAAGACGTTGTCCTACGCTTCAATAATACTCAGATTAGAGTAACACCAGATGATGCTATTACTGTTGGTGCCTCTAACATAACTCTTGGCAATATTGGTAGTGCTGCAACTACAACTATGCCTGATGCAGAACCTCGTGCATTTGGTAACATTCAAGTAGCCAACTCTGATGTAACTCTAGCGCGCGCTCCATCTTCTCCATTACACGCATCAACTAAAGCCTATGTTGACTCTAAGGTTAGTGGTGGAGGCTCACAAGGACCACCAGGACCTGCAGGACCACCTGGCCCACAGGGGCCGCCAGGAGATAGTTGGGGAAGTGAAGCCCCACAAAATCATTTAGCATATGGTCGAATGGACGCTGCTTGGACTAGAGTGTTAGCCATTACTGGAGATATACTTGATGGAGGCAATTTCTAATGGCTGATATTCTTCGCATTAAGCGCAGAGCAACAGGTTCTCCTGGCGCGCCAGCAAGCTTGGCTAATGCGGAGATTGCCTACAATGAAGTTGACCATACCCTTTACTATGGAGAAGGAACAGGCGGCGCAGGAGGATCAGCCACTACTGTAGTGCCTATTGGTGGATCTGGAATGGGATCTGGTTCCAATCCACTAATGAATGGCGCTTCTGCTGTTCCTGGAACTGGAACACTTTGGTCTCGTTTCGATCATGTTCATCCAACGGACACTAGTCGTTACGCTGCTAGTAATCCTTCTGGCTATCAAACAGCGGCGCAAGTTGTTGCTAATAGACTTGATCAATTCCAGCCTCCCAATGTAGATGTGTCGTGGAACTCACACAAGATTACTGGACTATTGGATCCAACAAATCCGCAAGAAGCAGCAACTAAAGCATATGTTGATCTTACTGCTCAAGGACTAGATGCCAAAGCATCTGTAAGAGTGGCAACAACTACCACCATTACACTATCAGGAACACAAACCGTTGATGGAGTAGCATTAGCTCCATTTGATCGAGTATTGGTCAAAGATCAAACAACAGCATCTGCCAATGGTATCTATACTGTTGCTGCTGGCGGATGGCCGCGCGCTACAGATGCTGATACTTGGACAGAACTCATTAGCGCCTATGTATTTGTAGAGAGCGGAACACAAAATCCTGATACTGGATGGCTTTGCACAGTTGATCAAGGCGGCACTTTAGGAACCACAAATGTTACTTGGGTTCAATTCAGTGGTGCTGGACAGCTTAATGCCGGGCAAGGCCTGACTAAGACTGGAAATACTATTGATGCTAATGGAACAGCCAATCGTATAACTGTTGGTGTTGATACTATTGATATTGCTAGCACCTATGTCGGTCAAGCAACTATTACGACATTGGGCACTATCACTACTGGAACTTGGCAAGGTTCTGTTCAGGGAGTGCAATGGGGAGGCACAGGGGCAGCAACACTTACAGGATATGTCAAAGGTAATGGCACATCAGCATTTACTGCTAGTGCGACTATACCAAATGCTGATATTGCTGGCTTAGGATCAATGGCTTTGCAGAATGCTACTGCTGTAGCAATTACTGGCGGAACAATTGATGGCATAACTTTGGATTGTGGGACGTTTTAATTGGCGGATGTATTACGCATCAAGAGACGCGCTGCTGCTGGTGCTGCTGGCCCGCCATCTGCTTTGGCTAATGCCGAGGTTTGTTACAATGAGCGTGATGATACTCTATACTATGGCAAGGGTGGAACTGCGGGAGCAGCAGCGACAATACTAGCGATTGGCGGGCCAGGAGCGTATCAAAGAGCAATAACGATTAGTGATACTGCACCTTCATCTCCTGTCGTTGGAACCTTGTGGTTTGATAGCGTCAACACTCAGACTTATATGTGGTATTCAGATCCAAATAGTAGCCAATGGGTTCCATTGAACACTACTCCAAATACAAACACAGGATCGTTTGCTGCTGTAGTAGAATTTGATTTTGTTGGAATAATAAATGATCTATCTGCGAGGATTGCCGCTCTGGAAGATCAGATAAGGAATAGGCCATGACGATCATACTTATCATACTTGTTCTGTTACTCATATTTGGTGGAGGTTATCACTATAGCACCTCTCCTGTTCCATATCAGCCATACAGTCCTATTGGTATCATATTCTTTGTGATCGTTATTATCTTGTTGTTTGGATTACTTGGTGGGCCTAGGCTCGGTTGGTGGGGATATTGGTAGCATCATGAGCTATGATCTCGCATTGAATAGATTGGACCACGATCTTGTATTCAGCAAATCTGATGCTGTTAAGTATTCCATCTTTTCTATTGAGGGCGCAGATAGAGTTGCTCAGCAAATTAAGATCAATCTTCTGGCGTTCCTGGGAGAATGGTTCCTTGACATTACCTTTGGAGTCCCATATCTGGAGGAAATACTCATTAAGAACCCTCGCCTTAGCGCAGTTGAATCTATCATTCGTGGCCATATCAATTCTGTGCCTGATGTTATTAGGGTGGATGCGTTTGCTATGGATTGGGATAGAAAGATGCGCACTTTGCGTATTACATATGATGCGGAGACAGAACTTGGACCTATAAGCGATAGCTTTCAATTGGAAGTAAATAGGAACATAAATGTCTGACCTAATTAATCCAACAGCATATGGAATTTTGCCCACTGGCTTCAGCAGAATGCGGTTGCCTGAAATAAGGCAAATGATAATCAATACTCTCAACACAACTCTTGGAATTACTTTCGAGACACGACCTGATTCTATTACAGGACAATTCATTGATACCTTCGCAGAACGTGAAGCTACACTTTGGGAATTAGCAGAAGCGGTCTATCATGCTATGTATCCCATATCTGCCACTGGCGTTAATCTTGATCATGCTGTATCGTTTGCTGGTGTTCGTAGATTATTTGCACAGAGATCAGCAGCTTGGTGTGTCTGTTATGGAGTTGAGACTACATCTATTCCTGCTGGGAGTATTATTCGCAATAGCAGCACACAGGATAGTTTCTTGTTGGATGCTGACGTTACAATCTCTAGACAACAAGCAATTGATGTTACTGTCGGGGTGAATGATGCTATTGTAGGCAATCAATACTGGATACAAATCAGCACAATTGTGTATTCCTATACTTGTGTTGCTGGCGATAGCGCACTTCTGATAGCTCAGAACCTATCTGTATTGTTATTGTCTAGTGGTTTGGAAATAGAACTGAATGCTAATTTCATTCGCATATATGGACTTGAATCTATTCCGTTTGCCCTACAATTATCAACCAATATTCAAATTACTGTGATAGGTTCTCCAGGTAATTTCACTGCTGAAGTATTTGGGCCTGTTGATGTATCTGCTGGCAATCTAACCCAAATTGTTTCTACTATGAACAATTGGACTGATGTTAACAATATTGTTCCTGGCCAATCAGGCCGCAATCTAGAGACAGATGATGAACTGAGAGTAAGATATGACAAAGGTGTCTTCAGACTAGGCGCTGCTACACTTGAAGCCATACGTGCTAACCTGTTACAGAATGTTCCAGGTATATTGAATTGTCAAGTCTATGAGAATGAAAATGATGTAGCAGATAGTGATGGTAGACCGCCACATAGTATTGAGGTGATTGCTTATGGTGGCGATCCTCAGATCATTGCTGAACAAATATGGCTATTGAAAGCTGCTGGTATTGATACATTCGGCAGCATAACAGTAACGGTTAATGACAGCATTGGAGTCTCTCACGATATCAACTTTAATCGTCCAACTCCAGTTTATATTTG